ATTCTATGTAAAGAATGAAGAAGGCGCTTTTGTGGAACCACCCAAGCCTGAGCGAGAGAATTTCCGAGCGCAGTTGTCGTGGGTTCGGAGACGTTTTGTTAAGTTGTTGCCTAAGACCGCCCCGTCGAGTTATGAAGATTTTGTGTCTTCTTTCCGGGGCCGCAAGAAAACAATTTATCGGAATGCAGTGGACAGTCTCTTGAGGAGGAGTCTGGATCTACGAGATTCTTTTGTTAAGGTTTTCGTGAAGTATGAGAAGACTAATTTTACTCAGAAACGCGACCCAGTACCTAGGGTTATTAGCCCTCGTGATCCTAGGTACAACACTGAATTGGGTGTCTTTCTCCGCCCGATTGAGGAGAGAATTTTTGATTCTATTGCCGAGTTGTATCGGCACCCAACTGTTATGAAAGGAATGAATTCCAGTCGTTCTGGGAAAATTATGTTTGAGAAATGGAATGCTTTTAAAAATCCTGTGGCCGTTGGCTTGGACGCTAGTCGCTTTGACCAGCATGTTTCAAGGGTAGCTTTACAGTGGGAGCATGACATTTATCTACAGTGTTTTCCTAGACGCCAGCACCGCCGAAGGTTGAAATGGCTGTTGAGGATGCAGCTCAACAATCAGTGTTTGGGTTACACAGAGGATGGTATGTTGCGGTACCACACTGATGGTGTTAGGATGAGCGGCGACATGAATACCTCTCTTGGAAATTGTGTTTTAATGTGTTGTTTGGTTATGGCCTACGCCAGGAGTAAAGGTGTTTTTGTCCACCTGGCAAACAATGGTGATGATTGTGTGGTGTTTATGGAAAGGAAAGATCTCGCCACATTTATGGATGGACTCAGTGAGTGGTTCCTGGGTATGGGGTTCAACATGGCGGTTGAAACCCCTTGTACCCAGTTTGAAAGCATTGAGTTCTGTCAAACTCACCCAGTTTATGTAGGTCCACTGCCCTGTGATTATCTCATGGTGCGGCACCCAAAGTGGGCTATAGCAAAGG